TTAGAGCATCTTCGTGGATTCACAGGCGACTGGATAGTTTCTGCTATGCCGGAAGGCGAAAGAGGATTTGTAGAGAAAGAGGATGATGAGGTCAGTTCTGAAACATTTGACTTGTCTGAGGAAGACAAGGGTAACTTCAAACAAGTAACTGATGAAGATTTCAAAGCAGATGTTATCAAGACAGAAGAAGGCTATTACATATTTGATGTGTTGAAGTTTGCAGAAAAAGAAGTACATGATGTACCTATTAGTGACAGAATCAAGATACTCAGAGGAGGCATGGAAGGCGTAGAGAATGTCCATGTCCCAAGTGCAAGCGATACTCGTCTTACAGATGATGAAGGTTTGAAATCAGTAATAGCCGACCTACAAAAAGACCACGAACAGATACTACTTAGAGATGCTAAGTCAGTTTACATGGCAGGAGAGTTAAGACATCCTAAGTGGGTTATGCTCAAGCCGGGTAGAGATGTAGTGCTCAGAGTTTTAGAAAGAAGAGGCAACGGTCCTTACACTTACAGACTTGGCACAGGTCCAATTACCCAAGAAGAAAATATTGGTAACAGGGCTGTCGAATCTGATGGTGAGAATTACATGGATGTCGGTGTGGCATTCAATAGTCCTGAAAAATACAACGAAGGTGACCATGTAAGAGTCAACGCTGCTAATGTAAGTAAAGTAGAAACTGTAGACGAAGATGCTGTTTATACTTTGACTGGCTCAGAAATAATAGGCGAGGCAGAAGGAGAAGGTTTGGTCAGCAGAGAAACATTGGGATTACTTGCAAAGTCTTTGGATTCTCAGTGGCTTTGTGAAGTTACTCGTGCTAAGAGTGGTATCAGAATCACTATGCCTCAAGGAGATGTAGTTTACAAGGCAACTCAATCAGGTTATGCTTGGACAGTGCATAGTCCACTGGCTTCTAACAATTATCTGATTCGTCTTGCTGAAAGTCAAAGAGTATATTGGAGTCCAATAGCAGGTGCCTTACTCAAGGCTAATTTAGAAATCAAAGAAGAAGTACACGAATCAGAAGGTGATGCAGAGCCTTTGATTGAGCCAAAGAAAATAGAAGACTCTGATTGGTGGAAGAAGAAAGAAAAACAAAAGGTACTTGTCAAAGGGTTGGCACTTATTGATAAGTTTTTGAAAAGTGGAGTAGGCGCAGTTGGTCAATCGAGTACAGGTGCTATGGGATTAGGAATAGGTTACGCTACACCTATAGAATCGCCTATGGGTCCGACAAACTTGCACGATGAAAAGACCATGCCTGACTTTGATAACAGAAAGCGACCCGGCGAAGATGAGTCTATAGAACCTAATACAGAGGATTTGGAAGACGATAAACGCATTACTGTTCCCACAAAAGAGGGTGTTTTAGAAGTAACATCCGACAAGGCTACCTTTCGTACTTAGTTAAATAGTATGAACATTATCTATAGACCAATGGCTACCGCAACGGCACTACGAACCTCCGCTGTTTCTCACAGTGGAAGTATCAGTATTGTTAAGGCGGATAATGACCTTGTAATCGCTGGATACGCATCTGTAGAGATGGTAGATAAGCAAGGAGATTTGATTACAAGGGGTGCTTTGAAAAACGCATTTGGCGATTTCATGAAAGCAGATGGCTACAGAAATGTTCAACTCGCACACTCTAACATACAAGTTGGAGAAGTAATACCAGCCTACACTGACTCTGATGGTCGTGTATGGAAATCCGGCGTTGATGACGCTGGAATGTTCGTTGTCATCAAACTAAGAGATGACATCGAAAAGGCTCGTGAAGTAGCCAATGAAATTCGCAAAGGTGCCCTGCGTGGGTTCAGTATTGGAGGACAAGCATTCAAGCGAATGCGAAAGAGTGACCAACAACACGGTGACTATACTGAAATCTCCAAACTGGAACTACACGAGGTTACTATTTGTGAAAAAGGTATCAACCCGGAGGCGACATTCCGTATATTGAAGGAGGACACAAACATGAACGAAGATAATGTATTGGGAGAACTATCTACAACACTAGATAGATTGAACGGTCGACTTGACGCTATGGAAAAGGGTGAAATGCCACCCGGCTTGAAAGAGCACATGGAAGGCAAGAAAGACGACAAGAAAGAAGAAGAAGAAGACAAAGGTGAAACTATGGCTGACGAAGACGAAAAAGAAGGCATGTATGCCAAATCAGACGAATACAGCGATGTAATCACAAGTGAATACCTGAACTGGATGGAGAACACATTGAAATCTCAAGGTGTAGACATCTCAGGCGCAAGAGAACACTTTGATAACATTTCTAAAGCAAACCTTGGAAGCACACCTGAGCAAATCGGTGATGGAGCAGAATACTTTGCAGGTCAAGTAAAAGGCCGTGCACAAGAAGGTGGCTCACCATCAACCAACGCTATCGGTAAACTAAACAGTGGCGGTAGTGGAGAAGTTGCTAAGGGTTACTTGCACCCTGACTCAGTAAGTGCATCTGACTTAGAGGCTGCTTACGAAGTTTACAAGGCTGCTGCACTTGAAGAGCAATTCAAGGGCAACCTTGGTGCTGTGTTTGCAGACAGACTACAGAAAGAAATGACAGCAGAAGCAAACGCTAAGGCTGCTGCAACATTTGACGCAAGAACACCTCTTGCTAACATCGAAAAGGCTCTTTCCGACTTAAGTGAAAGAATCGACAACATCAGCAAATCTGTACCATCAGAAGGTGCAATTAGGAAATCTGTTTCCACTGTTGAGGTCCCATCAACTACAGACCTCGCTAACATGGACTGGGATGAGGTACATCGCCTCGCCGGGAGTGTTTGGAACTAAATTAGTGGAGAATAAGGAGAGATAAACATGGCACGAAATTACATGAGGACAATTAACGATATGGAACGCTACTACTACGGTGCAGGTAACTCAATGGGTTACTCCTACACTGGTAGCGAACTATTGAAAGCAGACGCTCCATTGTTGAGCACAACCGCAGGTACATACCAAGCAATCTACGGAAGAAAAGTTTGGTCACAACTAAACCAAGAATTTAACGCATTCTCTATCCTACCTAAGAAACCTTGGGACAGAAGTGGATGGAGAGTAGTTACTGCAAAGCCATCTAAGACAGTTGGTGGAGGAATTGCAGAAAACGGTACACTACCTGACACAACAAAGCCAACATTCCAAAATGTTGCAGCAAAACCAAAGACTGTTGCTCACTCATTCGACATGAGCGAAGTAGCAATCTTCCTAAACGACAAAGATGACGGACTTGGCGACATTCGCTCAGTCTTGAAAGAAGAAATGGGTGAGCACCACGCAGAGCACATCAACGACATGCTAACCGAGGATGTAACAAATGTTGCAGGAAACGACATCGAATCCCTTGACAGAATTACTACTGGTAACAACAGCATGACTTCCGGTACTCACTACGATGCTGGAGACGAAGACATTTACTCTATCGACAGAAGTGCTAACACATGGGCATTTGCAGAAGACTCTGCTGACAGCGGTTCTGCTAACAGAACTCTATCACTTGACCACTTGGATGAGACATTCAGACTCATTTGGGAGCGTGGAGGAAATCCAAAGGTTATGCTAACTGGATATGACACTTTGATGAGAATCCAACAATTACTACAAGCACAACAAAGGTTCATGGAAGAAAAGAGAGTTGTTCCAACCTTTAACGGTGTAAAGGGTGTACCCGGTGTTGAGGCAGGATTTATTGTCGCAACTTACAACGGAGTACCAATCATCCCAACAAAGGAGATGGCATCTGACGGAATCAGCAGAGTTTACATGCTTGACACAGATTATGTCTACTTCTCTACAGCAAAGCCAACACAGTACTTTGAAAGCGGTATTGAAACTGGCGACCCATTCGCTATTAACAGACTTGGACAGGAAGGACTTTACCGAACAATGGGTGAAGTTTGGACTACTTTCTTTGGAGGTCAAGGTTCTATCCGTGACCTACAATGAGGTTAATGGTGATATAACTACAGGAGATGAAAAAATATGGCAACAGAAACAGCAACAAACAAAGGATTGACAATATCTTTCGATGATGGAGATTTTACCACAGGTACTGTCTCGGTTCTTTTGGACCTTGACTTGCGAACAGGAACACCAGTTGATGAGACTGGTTGGTTAGACGGTAACGCTGGTGGCGACTATCCGGGTTCACTAACTGGGTTCCTTGCATCAAACAGTGATGGTAACGCAAACGGTAGCATGAGATTAGTGACTATCGGATTCACACTGGCTGACGGAGCAGAACAAGTACTGGTTATCACAGAAGGTGCTTCAAAAATTGTAGGAGTACTTGGCTCTACTTTCGCAGTAGCAGACAAGGTTCTTTCAGCAGGATTTACTAACACTGGACTTGCTCCAGCGGCTAAGACTGGCGGTACAGACCCGGCAATTGTTTTACACAGTGAAACTGCTGGTGGCGCAGGAACAGTAACAGTGGTACTACTTAACTGAGGTGAGTAGTCTTGCCTAAAGTTACATACATCGGGGGCACTGCTTATCGCAAGATGCCTGATGGTAGTAAGATGGTTTGGCCTAAAAATGTACCAGTAGAAGTCAGCCAAGAATGGCTTGACGAATACAGGATACAGATATGCACAAGCCCTACTGCTTTCAGAGTAGAAGGCGATGGCGGTGTTACCGTTGATGAAGGTAATGATGGCATTCCTGACGCTGGTTGGACTAAGAAAGACATATCTACATGGCTAAAGGCGAAAGGTGTAGAGTTCGGTGGATACGCTACAAAGGGTAAATTACTCGGACTCGTGGAGGAAACTCTAAATCCTCCCGCACCTGAGCCTGAACCAGTAGTAGTCGAAGAACCAGTATTGGAAGAGACTACACCAACAGAAGAAATTACAGGAGATGAATAAATATGGCAAACACAACAGACCCAAGACCAACATACTTTGGAGATAGAATTATCATTACAGGCACATATACAGCAGGCGCAGGTCCTGAAACAATTAACCTAAGTTCAATTGTATCAAGTATAGATTTCGCAGCAGTGACACCTACTGGTACAAGTACAGTGGCTCTTGACGAAGCAGGTGCTGGCGCAAGCCTTGTCACAATACAGGTGAGTGATGTAGCAACCGTTAGTGGTACTACTCTAACAATCACAGCAGCAGAAGCAGGTCCTTCGGTAGTCGGCGGAACATGGTTTGTAATAGGTCGCCGATGAGGTGGCTTAAATGGCTAACACAGCGACCATACTTGGACCTTACACCCAAGAGCAAATGAATGCAAAGACTGCGATTCAGTCTGCAATAGTGGCCGCTGCTACTGGCAATACGCTGGTAGCGGCGGAACCATTTGAATACCGTGGTAGTATTTACATAATAGTATCAACCAGTTGATAATGTATGGAATCCTACGGCAGTCTTGGGCTTGACGACATAGCGAGATTACAGAAGCGTGGCATCCGTCTGAACGAATCATACGGTGCTTCGGCGGTAGCCGATGAAGAAAACCCTTTATCGGGTTTGACTTTGAAGCAACGCAATCGTAATAAGAATGCTGGTGATGTCCTCAACATAGGCTCAGGTACAAGGTGCAAGCACTGCGGGATGCTTTACTTTTGTTGGGTCGATAAATGCAGGACTTGTAGTAAGCCAATGGAGTTTAATCTTGGACAAAAGGAATGAGGAGGATGAGTCATGCCAGCAGTATTTTCACCCGGCGAGCCTGAAACTCGACCTCTTGACCCTGATGCAATAGTTTACACTACAGGAGATAAGATAGGTCGCTTGTTAGGAATCGCCGCTGGCGAACCTGTTGATGCGGCGGCTGACGCAGTTGGTACTGGTTTTTACATCAGTGGAACAGACCTCAGAGAACATGGCTTTGAGGATGGCGATACTATCTTTGTTTACAGCGACCTCGACCCAGTTGGTACTGATTTTACCATCACTACTCCTGTAGTAGAAGATGTCAGTGGAACCAAGTATGTCAAGTTACCAACTACTATTGCTACACCTGCTAACTATACTACAGCAGCCTACACTGTGATTCAGAACAAAACTATCTTCACCAACGGTAAGAGTCGTGGTGTGACCAAAGATATTGTCAATGAACATATCAGAAGAATACAAGATAGGATTGACAATTATACTCACAATGCTTGGCGACCTTATCTTGTTAGCGCAGAGTATCTTAACTTCGATACTTACAAGCCATACAGAAGGCGATATTATACTGATTATGTGGGTACTACTCCCCTATTGTTTAGGAATGTTCAGCAAATTTTGAGGCTTGAAGTTTGGCAAGGTGACGACTATAGAGACTTGGCTGGAGCAGAGGCGAGGCTTGAAGTCTTAGACTCAAAGGGTTTAGCAGGTGGTGCTTTGCTACTTTGTCCGGGTGCCAAAGGCTTTGCAAAATTAGCAGAGGGGAACAATTCTCAACAGTGGGAATCTGAATTTAACGAAGTTAACACTGCTCAGAATATCGCTGATTTGGTTAACAAAGAAGACAGAGTAGGAAGAGGTACTGTCACATTCACTCAAAATACTGACAGTCCCAATGGTACTACTTACACTCAACCCGGCTCATCAGGTGATGTAAGCGTGTTTGTGAATAATGAATTTATAGCAAGTGCTAACTCTGATTACGGTAATGGTAAAATTAAGATTACCAGTATGCAACAAACCAAGGGTGGCGAAAACGCTACCATCGCTACTAACAATGTAGTCAAGTTCCCAATCACTCAAACTAACGCTGTGACTAAAAGCGGAACATTAGATTTGACTGGTGGAGATGGAAATTATTCTATTACATTTACAGATTCTTCTGACTTTGCAGATTACGGATTAGTCATGGTGCCTAATAATTCAGGAGATGAATTAGGAATCATAGGTTATACTGCTAACAGTGGCACTGCTTTGACAGGAGGCTACCGTTTACATGGTAGTTTACCCGGCTCGGTGACAAAGGATATTACTCAGCATCAGTTCAAATCTGATATAGGTGCTTTCTCTGATGCTGGCGGTGACCAAGGTAGATTGAAAGACTGGTGGCTTGACCACGAGATGGGCATTGTTTACTTCAACAACTCTTATCCTTTCTTTGAGTGGAATGCTGTAAAGGCTACTTACATTTACGGAGAGAGGTATGTCGAAAAGGCAATAGAAGAAGCAGCCACCAAACTTGTAGCAAGCGAATTACTCTTGGCTGATGACCGAAGTGTACTGATACCGGAGGGTACTCAAAATATCGACTTAGGTTCAAAGGCTCAGTTATGGCGTAGAGAAGCGATGGAAATCCTGTCTCGCTACAAGGAAGTGGTGGTATTCTCATGACGGCTGACTGGAAAGAGCCACTTGATACAGTTATTGATATTCTCAAGGCTGATTATAATGCAGGTACAGGTCTTGGTTGGAACAGGGCAAACACTGACAACATTAAGCCAGTAGTCCTTGATATTGCTAACGAAGGACCTGAAAGAGGTAAGCGTCTTGATTTACAACGCCACGATTACATACTGTGCTACGAGACGGCTCTAAACGAAGAGGTTCCTGATTTACTGTACAATTTCGTCACTACAAGGGTGAATATCACCGTTGATATGAGGACTACAAAAAGCAGAAGCCGTCTAAGAAAGATGGAGAATGAAATGAGGAGAATTATTCATGTCAACAGGAAAGGAGACGGTGCTAACTTTGACCGTATGATTCTCAAGGTAAGAACTGATTTGAGCGACAGAACCAAGAAGTTGTTCCGACACACCTTCCAAGTAGAGGTCGTTATACTGGCGGAGTTGATACCATGAGCGGGTTTGGTGCACATTACAAGGGTGATGTCTCTGAGGTCACTATGGGTCATGAAAGTGGTCTGTTGATTGAGCACAACCAGCCTCGTAGTTGGAGAGCGACAGATAACACAGATTACACTACGATTCAGTTCAGAGGGACTAGCGCAATAGGTAGCACAAGTATATTTGAAAACGCACTACCTATTCTCAAATATCCTCTTGGTATGCTGATTGGTCAGAAGATGACTTTTCATTCTGTAGCCAGTGGTGATAACAACTTTTCAGAGTATTACAACGACTCTTTCAAAAGCAGAGTTTACACCATAGTAGACCATACATTAGAAAGTAATACTGATGCAGACAATGCTACATTCATCAAGGTAGTACCTGCTCTCAATTTTCCAGTAGGTACTACTACCATAGATAGTGGTACAGGAGATGCTATCTTTTTACATTCCACAGGATTGCCGACTTTACAAGGTGATGCTAACTTCGTCATGAATACGGCAGCATCGTCTTCAAAGGAGGTCAGTATGATTGACCAGTTTGTAGGACTTGCTTCTTTCATGACTCTTCCTGATACAAAAGTAGACTTGCACAGTTATCATGTTGTAGGATTAGGTAGACAAGTTGCAGTTCAGCAAACTGGTAAGGTTCACCA